ATCGAGGTAGTAGAGCAGCACTTAAACTAGTAAAATCACTAGAAGCATGGGCTAAAGATATGGGTGCAGATGATCTGCATTTAGGACAGACAACAGCAGTAGAGATGGATAAAACCAGACAGTTTTATGAAAGACTAGGTTATAAAACTGTTGGCTTTAATACAGTCAAACACTTAAAGGATTAATTATGTGCGGTGGAGGAATACCAATTGTTTCTGATCTTGGATCTTCTTTAGAAGATGTGGGTAAATTTGCTGGCAATGTTGTTGAAAGCCAAATACAAGAAGCAGCAAATGATCCTTTAAAAGCTGCAGCTAAAGGTATTGCTATTGCTTCTGGAAACGCTTGGGCATTGCCTATTATTGAGGGAGTAGACACATTAGAAGAAGGTGGAACTTTAGAAGAAGGTCTTATATCTGGTGGCAAGTCTTATGCTGGTCAACAGGTTGGTGCTGAATTAGGCAGTCAATTGCGTGGTGGTGGGTTTGCTACAACAGGCGAAGATTTTGACATGGGTGGCGGTGGTGGATTTTATGATGGTGAAAGTACACTTTTACCTTCAGAAGCACCTTTTATAGATCAACAAGATGGTGAATTTTTATTAACTTCAGATGGCGCACCAATAACAGATTATTCTAGAGAGGTAACATTAACTCCTGGCGGTAATGCTGTACCAGCCACAACATTACCATCAGAGATGGCTGCCATAGATGCTGAGATTGAAGCAGCAGCAAAAGCATTGCCTTCGACAATATCGCCATTAAAAGCATTACAAGGACTCAGAGCAGCAAGTGGATTACTAGGTGGTAGACAACAACCACAGCAACAACAGATGCCACAAATGCAGATGGGCGGTATAACACAGATGCCACAAGGCAATGTTGATTACTCAGGCATTTATAACTTATTAGCTCTACAGAGAGCAAGAAATCCAAATTCTTTACTAGGATAAATTATGGCAATTGATCTATCAGCTTTATTCGGACAACAACCAGACTATTCTCAGTTTATTAGTCCTGCCGAAACACAACGGATGCAGTCTGGTGCTGGTCAGCAAGCCCTATTAAACGCTGCTATTGCCTTGCTAGGACAGTCTGGACAAACAAGACAGCCTATTAGCACAGGACAAATACTAGGTAGCGCATTAGGCGCAGGCATGGAAGGCTATAACCAATCATTTGATCGCAGTCTAAAGCAAATGGTAACTAATATGCAATTGGGCGAATTAAAGAAAAAACAAGATGCTCAACAAAGAATGCAAGCAGCTATTCAAAGTGCTACAAGAGAAGTTCCTCAGTTTGGTCTTGTTCCTACAGAAACAGGTGAAATGCCTACTGCCGAAACAATGTCAGCATTAACAATGCCTATTGCACCAAAACGGACTCTTGATCTTGCTAAGTTGCAAGAGGCTATTATTCCAGAAGCAATAATGCAAGATCCACTAAAGTTTCTTGAGTATCAAGCAACAATAGCAAAATCAGGACAAAAACAATTTAAGCAAATTGATCTTGGTAATGCTATTGCATTTATGGATGACAATCTTAATATTGTTAAACAGATTCCAAAACAAAAAGAAGGAAAAGAAGTAGATACATTTGGTAGAGAAAATACATTAAGAAGTCAGTATTTAGACAAAACTAAAGACTATACAGGTATCGCACAAGCATTTGCAAAAGTAGAATCAGCAGCAAAAGATCCATCGGCAGCAGGCGACCTTTCTTTAATTTTTGGATACATGAAGATTTTAGATCCAGCATCTGTTGTTCGTGAAACTGAATTTGCTAATGCTCAAAATGCTGCTGGTGTTCCAGATCAAATTAGAAATATGTATAACAGAGCTTTAAGAGGCGAAAGACTTGGTGAAGCTCAACGAGATGATTTTGTTAATTCTGCTAAGAAGTTAGTTGTAAGTCAAAAAGGACAACTAGATAATCTTAATAAACAATACACAGATATTGCAACATCTTATCAATTAGATCCAACAAAGATTATTGTTGATCCATTTAAAACATTAGATTTGACATTAAAACCAATAGACAAAAAACCAAAACCATCTGCAAGAGAGCAATTGAATATTCCAGCATTGCCATCAGGTGTTATTGTTAGACAAAGATAAGGAAAGCTATGCCTATTTATGATGTAGAGATACCAGGCAGAGGTAAGTTTGAAGTAGAGTCAGAACAAGAATTGACTCCAGTTCAAGCATATCAATATGCTTTAAGTCAATCAGAACAAAAAATGGCTTTTGAAGTTTCTGCGCCTAAAACTAGTGGTTTAAGAGGTGTAAGAGATACATTAGATTCTTTGGCTCAAATGTTGCCAAGAACTTTATCTATGGCTACATCTTTAGGTGGAACTGTAGAAAATGATGTAAGTAGGTTTTTTACAGAAGAAGCCAAAAAAGTAGATGCTCTTAATAAAGCTGTAGAACAAAAGTTTCAGAAAGAAAGAGCAGAAAGAGGCGAAGAAGGCACAGACTTTATGAGAGTGCTTGGTAATATTGCAGCTACTATTGTGCCAGCAGCAGCAGCACCATCTTTAGTTGCAAGAACATCTCAGGCTCTTACAAAAGTGCCTCAGTTAGTTTCTACAGGTCAAGCAATTGGCAGAGCAGCAGCAACCCCTGTAGGTCAAGCAGCAATTGGTGGCGCAGCAGCAGGCGCATTAGAGCCTGTATTAGATACAGAACAGTTTGCTACAGAAAAACTAAAACAAGTTGGTCTTGGCGCAGTAACAGGCGCAGGAACTCAAAAAGTATTATCTGGATTAGGTCGTGTGTTATCACCACAAACATCTGCCGAAGCTAGAAAACTAGCAGAACAAGGTGTTCAACTTACACCAGGACAGATACTAGGTGGCACAGCCAAAAGGCTAGAAGAAGCAGCCAAGAGCATTCCTTTTGCTGGTGATATTGTTACAGCAGCAGAAAAGCGGTCTATAGAAACATTTAACAAGGCTGTTATAAACGAAACACTAGAGCCATTAGGTAAGAAAGTTCCCAAGTCTTTATTTGGCAGAGAAGCAATAACATTTGCAGATGATGCCATTTCTAACGCTTATAATAAGGTTTTAAGTAAAGTTAAAGTTTCTGCTGACAATACATTATTAGATGATTTAGCTGCTATTACATCAGATGCAAGTAATATATTGCCAACAGACAGGGCAAATCAATTAGCAAAAATTGTAGATGACAAGATCCTTAACAGAATGAAGTCTGGTGAAATTACAGGAACAGCATGGAAGTCTATTGACTCCGATCTTGGTCGATTGGCTAAGAACTTCCTTACATCATCCGATGGAGATCAAAGACTTTTAGGGTCTGCTATTAAAGAATCTCAGTTAAGTATTCGCAATCTATTAGCTAGGGTAAACCCTCAATATGCAGAACAAATAAATAAGGCTAATCAATCTTTTGCAAAGTTCTTGCGAGTAGAAAGAGCAGCAAGTGGTGTTGGCGCACAAGAAGGTGTATTTAGCCCTGCACAATTATTATCTGCTACAAAGGCTTTAGACGAATCTATCCGCAAAGGTGCATTTGCTAGAGGTGAGGCTGGTATGCAACAAACAGCCGAGGCAGCTAAAAAAGTAATGGGTGCTAATTTGCCCGATAGTGGAACAGCTTATCGTGGCATGACAGGTCTTGGGGTATTGGGTGCTGGATACATAGAGCCTACTGCCTTACTAGCCCCTATTGCTGTTGGTGCTGCATATACTCAACCAGCACAAGCTGCACTAAGAGCATTATTGATGCAAAGACCAGAGTTGGCTAGAACTTTAGGAACTCAATTACAACAAGTATCACCTGTATTAGCTCCTGCTGGAACAGCAGGATTATTAGGACAGTAAAAGGAAAATCATGGCATACACAAAATATTCTCTAACCCCTTCTAGTAACACAGCAGCACCTCCAGATGGTGCGCCAGAGGGAATGCTTCCATCAGCAGTAAACGATACTATGCGCGATATGATGTCGCAGATTAGAGACTGCGGAGATGGTATTCGAGATGGTACATATACCATGACTGCTGCCAAGATTACTGGTGGCTCTATTACAGGTGTTACCTTTACCTCTATTATAGTTACTGGTGGTTCTATTGCTGGTGTTACTTTGACTGATCCAGCAATAACTGGAACAATTTTAGAGGACATTTATACGATTAGTGATGGTGCAGCGTTTGAGATTGATCCTAGCAACGGCTCTATTCAACTAATTACTCTAGGCGCAAGTCGTACACCGAAAGCGACAAACTTTGCAAATGGCGAGTCTGTACTATTAATGGTAGATGATGGTTCTGCTTATACGCTTACTTGGACAGATGCAACTTTTGGAGCTAGCGGTGTAGTTTGGAAAACAAACGCTGGTGTTGCACCTACGCTCAACACTACAGGATATACAGCAATCGTACTATGGGAAGTGGCTAGTCAAATTTACGGAGCGAGGGTAGGCGATGCTTAATAAAAAAGCACTAGCTGGCTCTGTATCTGCTGCTCCAGCAGTTTATGTAGAAGATGTATTTTCTATTTATCTATATACGGGTACAGGCGCTACACAAACCATTACCAATGGCATAGACCTATCAGGTAAAGGTGGTCTTACTTGGATTAAAGGTAGAAGTGGAGCAACAGGACATCGCCTTACGGATACAACAAGAGGCGCAACAAAATCTCTTGAATTAAATTCTACTGCAGCAGAGGCAACAGAAAGCACAGGATTAACAGCTTTTGGCTCTACAGGATTTACGATTGGTGCAGATGCAGATTACAATACAAATGCTGCAACATATGCATCTTGGACATTACAAAAACAAGCCAAGTTCTTTGATGTAGTTACTTATACTGGTAATGGTGCAAACAGAACAATAGCTCACAACCTTGGCTCTGTACCAGGCAGTATTTGGATCAAGCGTACAGATACAACTGGAGATTGGCAATGCTACCATCGTTCATTAGCGAATACAGAATACCTTGTTTTAAATGATACAGCAGCTAAAGCTACAGGTGCAGACAGATGGAATAGCACAACCCCTACATCTAGTGTGTTTAGTTTGGGAACAAATGCAAATGTAAACGCATCAGGTGGAACTTATATAGCTTATATATTTGCCCATGATGCTAGTGGCTTTGGTACTGCTGGTACAGATAATGTGATTAGTTGTGGATCGTTTACAGGTAATGGGTCTGTTACTGGTCCAGTTATAACTCTTGGATACGAACCTCAGTTTATTCTTACAAAAAATACGACTACAGGCAGCTCAAATTGGGTCATGTATGATTCAATGAGAGGATTTTCAATGACATCTGGAGAATATCTATTACCACAATCCTCTGGCGCAGGAGGGGAACAACTAAATTACATTCCTCTTGCTACGGGTTTTCAAGTTGTAACAGATAATACATTAAACACCAATGGTGATATTTACATATACATGGCAATCCGTAGAGGACTAATGAAAACACCTACAAGTGGTACTAGTGTGTTTAGTCCTAATGCTTATGCTGGTGCTGGTGCTGGTACAACATACACAACTAATTTTCCTGTTGATCTGACTTTAGTTAAAAACAGAGGAACAACAAGCGATACAGAAGTTTGGGATAGGCTTAGGTCTAACTACGCTTATTTGTTTAGTTCATCTACAAATTCTGAGGGAACTGCATTTGGAACAACAAATCAATGGCTCGTTGATAGAAATAATGGTGTCAAATGGAATGCTGATGATTCTTTTGCCTGCTCCTCTGGAAACAACTATGCTTCTTGGAATTTCCGCAGAGCCCCTGGTTTCTTTGATGAGGTTTGTTATACAGGAACAGGCTCAAACAGAACAATAACTCATAATCTTGGCGTTGTGCCTGAGCTGATGATTGTTAAGCGTAGAAGTGCAACAAATGCTTGGGCTGTATATGCTAATAATGATAATACGGATTATTTAGTATTAAATACAACAGCAGCTACAGCAGATGATAGTACTTATTGGAATGACACAAGTCCGACATCTTCTGTATTTTCTGTAGGAACAAATAATGCTGTCAATGCGTCTGCATCAACTTATGTAGCATACCTATTTGCTACTGTTACTGGTGTTAGTAAGGTCGGAAGTTACACAGGCAATGGAAGTAATCAAACTATTAACTGTGGCTTTACTAGTGGCGCAAGATTTGTATTGATTAAGCGTACAGACTCTACAGGAGATTGGTGTATATTTGATACTGCTCGTGGCATTGTTTCTGGTAACGATTCTTTCTTACAACTTAACTCTACTGCTGCTGAAGTAACAAACGAAGATGCTGTTGACACAGACAATAGTGGATTTATTGTTAATGAAACTACAGAAGCATTAAATACTAACGCTGCAAACTATATATTTTTAGCAATAGCATAAGGAAAAAATCATGTTAATTCGTATTCGATCAACAGGTCAAACAATGTATGAGTCAGAATTTAGAACTATAAACTCTAACACTTCTTTTCCACCACAAATCTCTGTAAAAATACTAAACGAGTTTGGTGCTGATCCTGTGTTAAATGGCGCACAGCCTATACCTACTTTTTACCAAGTCGTATCACAAGATGGAGTAGAGCAAGTAGGTGGTCAATGGTTTACTAAGTTTATCTGCGTAGACATGAATCAAGAGGCTAAAGATGCTAAAGATGCACAATTTAAAGCTACCAACAAAGCGACAGCAGAGAAAAAACTAGTTGCTACAGATTGGACACAAGCGGCTGATGTACCTTTGCTAAACAAACAAGCCTTTGTAGACTATCGTGCTGCTGTTCGTGCTATTGCACTAAATCCACCAGTACAGGCTACATTTCCTGACTTACCAACAGAGCAATGGTAATGACAACAATAGATAAAAACGAGGCAGCTTTATCAGCCCATGAAGCTGTGTGTGCTGAACGCTATACAGGTATAAATGCCAGGTTAAAGCGATTAGAACAAATACTAATAGGTTCTGCTGCTTTTATCATTGCTATCCTACTTTCTCTTGTTTTAAAATTAAATTAAGCCTATGAACTATGTCCGATCAATTTGGATTTTTGGAGGGTGCAAAGTCTTTTAGCGAAAGCGTAAAGACAGGTAAAGAAGCTGGTAAAGCTATAGGATCGTCTATTGAGGATGTACAAAAAGAAGCAGCCTCGGTAGCACAACAAAAAGCCTTAGAACGCAGAAGGCAGATCAGAGAAGTAGAAGTCCTAAAAGAGCAGTATTTCAAACGAGCCATGATGCAATGGCAAAAACAAGAAGATATAAGACTACAAGAAGAACAAGTCAAAAAAGACTTTGTAAAACATCATGGTCAAAAACGATGGTCAGAAGTAGAAACCATAAAATCTAAGATTGAAAAACAAGAGAAAGAAATAGAAAATGAATTTAGGAAAGATTTGGCAGAAGTGCGTAGAGTTATGTGGATGTGCTATGCGTTGGCTGCAATCGTTGCTTGGTATGTTACTTGGGGCTATAAAGGGTAAAAAATGATTACTTTATTCACAACTCTTGTTTCATTCCTTACAGGTGGTTTGCCTAGTCTATTAGGATTCTTCCAAGACAAGTCAGACAAGAAACACGAACTAGAACTTGCAAGACTCCAGACTGAACGAGAGCTAGAGTTACTAGAAAAGGGTTACGCTGCACAAGCCCATGTAGAAGAAATAAGAACACAACAAATAGAAATGCAGACCCAAGTACAGGAAAGACAATCCCTGTACGCGCACGATATAGAAATCGGTAAAGGTGCTGCACAATGGGTAACAAACTCTAGGGCGATGGTTAGACCAGCAATTACTTATGGTCTATTCTTAATGTTTGCTTTTGTAGAAGTGTTTGGATTTTGGTTTGCGTTTCATAAAGATGTACCATTTGATGTAGCTCTTAATCTCTTATGGGATGATGAGACTCAAATTATTTGGGCTTCGGTTGTATCCTTTTGGTTCGGAACTCAGGCTTTCAAAAAGTGATTGACCATAAAGTCATTGAGATGATTAAACACCACGAGGGTGTAAAACAAAGACCTTACCAATGCCCTGCATTACTTTGGACTGTTGGTGTCGGTCATGTCATAGATCCTAACCATGCTAGAGTACCACTAGCAGAACGAAAGGCTCTGCCTATCCCTAGTGGATGGGATAGAGTCTTAACGATGGGGGAAGTAGATGAAATTCTTGCTAAAGATTTGGCGCGGTTTGAAAGCGGAGTTCAACGATTATGTCCTAATGGGCTTACTACTGGTCGGTTTGGCGCACTTGTGTCTTTCGCCTTCAATGTTGGACTCGGTAATCTCCAAAATTCTACCCTTCGGATGAAACACAATCGAGGCGAGTTTGAGGATGCTGCCGAGGAGTTCCTAAAGTGGAACAAGGCAGGCGGTAAAGAATTAAAAGGACTTACTACTAGACGAAAAGACGAGAGGGCTTTGTACCTCTCACAGAATCTTTCCGTACTTGAATAAAGTATTCTTATTTACTAAAAATGCCTTCTTGGGTCTGGTATCTCCATTCCCAACAAACTCTACATACTGTAGCTTGCTTTCAAATATACATTTAAAGATGTTTTTGACAGGCATGATGACAAACATCTCCCCATCGTAAAAGACCCAGTAATCAGCTTGGGTAGCCATCAATCCAGAGTTCTTACCATACATCTCTATCTCGACCACAATATTGCCTGTTTCTTTACTCATTGGGTCAAACTTCACCTCTACAGCCTTATCTATCTCTGGTATCCATATATCGTAACCCTTAAAAGCGTTTACAAGGGTCGCACAAGGGTATTTCTTGCGTAGGATAGCCAAGACCCTTTCCTCTATCTCCAAACCCCTCTGTAAGTCGTTTTGAAAGGTCATAAAGCCACCCTGATCGGTAGGGGGGTGGCACTCCTTGAAAGGGTGTGGCATTGCGCCACAAATGCCGATCTCATCGGTAAATCATTTAGAAAGCAAAATCATCGTCTTTAATCTTGGGCATCTCATCATCCCCCTTGGGAGTAAAGCCTTTGTGTTTCGGGTCTCCAATACGACCTGATATAAACTTGCCATTCTTGCCTTCTTTAGTCCAGGCATCAAACCAATGCTCAACTCCGTTAATCTTAATCGATCCCTTAAAATCAGGGTGTTTCTCTGTGAGCTTTTTGTCGTTCTTAAATAGACTAAAGCTGCCATCTTTCATCTCATAGGTCATTTCTGCCTCGCTTTTAGTTGGTTAAATAGGTCTAAGACCTCGCTTAAAAACTGCTTTACTTCTACTTCCATTGAGTCGATATACTCCTGATCCCTCTCGACACGCACTACTAACAGTTGCAAGTCCTCTGGCACTCTAGGATCGAATGATACAAAGTCGCACCATTTCGCGCCTGTACAAGCCATTTGGCATTGCATCTGTGGGATGTATTTACTTGGAGCTTTATTCTCCAAGACTGTTTCTATATGGTTGGCTGTGTTGGGTGCTTTTATCTCAATGAGACCTTCCCCTACAATGCCATCAGGAGAGCACCCAAAGCCTTCTATCGTGGGATGGTCTACGAACCCCTCCTCCTTTACAAAAGTGCCTGTATGTGCCTCGTATGCCATCCTAGCGAATGGCTCTTGCTCTGTACCCCATTCCATTGCAGCATTGGTAAACGACTCCCCTACCTTATTGGTCAATCGCTGAACGACTAACTCCATCTTGTAGTTCTTACGACTTGCCGATTCGCCAGACTTAATCTTGGCTAAAACATCTGCAACCCGACTAGCAGTTACCTTGCCCAGACGAGCAGCAAACCATTCTTCTGTTCTTTGTTCCATACAATCCCTTTCAATGGATTTTTTTATCCGCATGAATCTGCTGTAAGCAGTCATTCAGAAACTTTACCATAATCTGTGAAACTTCTAAAGATAAATCTGACCCCTCAATCTCTATAGAAAAATGAAATGGAGATACCTCGGTAATGGTCATTACTGCCTCAGATACTGGTTCAGACATATTTTGATCGGCTCATAGCCTCTGCTATAAAACACCGATTTTCCCCTTTCATTTTCTTTTGGTACTCATCACTACAATCATCGCAGACTGTAACTCTCTCTCCTGATCCCCTTCTGTAATACTGCCATTTCTTGTAATCTAATCTGGAATGAAAGCATACTGGATACCAATCATTCGTCATCGGTTGGCGGGTCTTGGGGGTCTCTGCGAATAAGCTGTGTATCAACTCCATCATTTTCAAACTGCCTTTGGTATGCGAGAGACAAGGCATCGATGGCTGCATCCCAACCCGAAGCAAAGAAATGCTCACAGATCATAGACTGCCCTGT